ATTGGTGACGCCATAGTGTTCTGCCAGACCGGCAGAGAAAGCATCAATATAATCCAGCGCACGGTTATTTAATTGCATACTGTTCCCTCGCGTTGACGCGATTTATTAATTAAAGTCGAATGACTTTTAGCGAAAACGATGATCAGATAAATTTAAAGCGCTTGTCTTTTTTATCGCCGAACTGACGACGCGGCAGATCGGTCACGCGTTTATCAAGCTTGCTGAAATTTTTCACCACGTCTTTAATGTTCGCCAGCAGTGTTGAAAACTCCTGTGTATCCACAGCCTCAGCAATTTGATCAACATCTTCCACAGTGGAATTCAGTTTTTCTTCAATGGCGTTAACGCGAGATTCCAGCGCATTAACGGCTTCGGCCAGCACCTGAAGTTTATCCCCATCCTCCGGGGTATTTTCCGGCGGTTGTTCTTCG